ACTACCCAGACGTCTCTTCTGACACAGAACACCCAGATCCTGAACAACATCGCAACCCGGAAGGAGATCGACTTCACCGGGGACGACACAGCGGGTTGGCAGGAGGTGCTCTATGACAGCCTGGGGGCGGAGTACGGACGTTTCAATCTCTTCGACGAGACGAAGACCCGCATCAACGAGACGGTCGCCAGCTTTGTGGCGCGTGGTGGAATGATCGCGGACAGAATCCCGGCTTAACCCAATGGCAGTGATACCCGTACAGACCATCGGCTGGACGGGTGGTGACGCAGTCGTCCCCACGCCGACTGGCTTCATGGTCATCGGCATCTTCGAGCTGGCCGAGGTCATCGACAAGGGGCACGTCACAGTCGTTGACGGACGCGACCAGCCTGTCTTCATTGGCAGGCTTCCTGGGTGCCCCGAGGAGCGCATCTATCCGATCATCCCTGGGCGCGTGCCCATGGTGCTCGGAGATCGTCCCATTACGGCCGTCCTAGCGCAGGACAGGGCTACTGTGGTGGCTGACATGACCCCGGCAGAGGTCGCGGCGCGAGAAGCGATTGAGGTGGCTGCTCGTGAGCTGACCGAAGCGGCTAAGAGACGAGCGGCGGATCTTGCGGACCGAGACGAGGTGGACAGCGGAGGCTTTGAGCGCTCGAAGCGGAGCGATTCCGACTGTTCATGACCAAACATAAAAGCGGTGTCTTCTCAATCTGTTGATCGGTGAGCGTGTGGGGTAAGAGAGGAGATGCCCGGGAGGCAGCCATGGCGGCACAGCAGCTCCCGGACAAGGATCCGGGTGATACCGTAGATTTCCCGATCGATTTCAGTCCGCTGCTTGCAAGCAGTGAGCAGATCTCGTCGGTGATGTGGACGGTTCCAGCGGGTCTAACCAACGTACTAGAGGAGATCGACGGAACCGGGAAGTTCGCAATCCTGTGGCTGAGCGGAGGCACCGCAGGCGTGTGCTACCGAATCACAGCTTCAGTGGTTACGGACGCGAGCCCTCAGGCTCGTACCTTCGAACGCGACTTCATTTTGAAGGTGAAGGAGATCTGAGGTGGCCGGGTTCGCAGATGAACGGAGGGCGATCGAGGAGCGATTCACTACGAACTGGGGTTCGACTGCGCCGGTCCGGTGGGAGAACGTAGAGTTCGTCGTACCGAAGAACAGCGAGTGGGTTGAGATCTCGGTAGATCCAGGTGAGTCGCATCAGATCACGCTTCAGGGACAGAACGATGGAATCAATCGCTATCCGGGACAGATCGTCATTCAGCTTTTTGCCCCGGACGGTAGCGGTACACAGGAAATCAAAACGCTCGCCGATACGGCTGCGGGGATCTTCAGAAGGGCAAACTTCCAGGCTGGCAGTTCAGGTCTCATTCGCTGCCGGATCCCCTGGTTTCAGCAGGTCGGGCGCAATGAGGCAGGGAACTACCAGATCAACGTAATCGTCCCGTACTTTAGAGACGTGACGTAGATCCGAAAGGGAGGCCGTAATGGCACAAGCAGATACCAATCGAGTTCAGCTTCGTTATAGCAAGGAGACGGTGTGGGGCGAGGCTCCCACCACTCCGGCGATGCAGGACATTCGGGTCACGAGCGAGTCTCTGATCCATAACAAGAACACGGTCCTCTCTGAGGTCATCCGGTCTGACCGGCTGCGAGACTCTCTCGTCGAAGTTGCGGTGAACGCAGAAGGTGACATCGGGATCGAGCTGTCGTTCGGAACCACGACCACCGGGAACACCGAGCTGGACGACATGTGGGAGGGTCTCTTCCAGAGCACCTTCACCGTCGTTTCCAGCACCGGCTTGGACGTCACTGTGCTTGCCACTGCACGGACCTTCACGGACGCTGGCGCTGACTTCCCCATGGACGGCGTAGTTGTCGGCATGTGGGTGAAGTTCACTGGCTTCACGGACCCTGGGAACAACGGCATCTTCCAGGTTGAGGCGGTCGCGACCACAGTCATTACGGTCACCACGGCGTCCGCGGACGACAACGGTGGGCTGGCGGATGAGACCAGCGGCGCGATGGCTGTTGGCCTTGAAGCAAAGATGATCCGGGTCGGAACCACTCCGACCTCTCTCCTGATCGAGAAGGAGTACTCGGACGTCACGGAGTTCGTGTACTTCACAGGCATGCGTGTCGGTTCTCTCTCGCTGGCAGTTGAAGCCGAGTCGATCGCGACCGGAACCCTCACCTTCCAGGGGAAGGAAGGGTTCTCGACGGGTGCGACGCTGGACGCTACCCCGGTAGCGTCCAGCTCTGACATCTCCCTGAACGCGACGTCCGACGTGGGCGCCCTCCAGGAAGGTGGCGCGAACCTCACGACCGCTCTTCGGACGATCAATCTGGAGATCAACAACAACCTGCGGCCCAAGCCCCAGATTGGCGATCGATCCCCGATCGACATCGGTCTCGGGTTCGTGGATGTGACTGGTACTGCGGAGGCCTACTTCGAAGACAACGTGCTGTACAGCAAGTTCCTTGCGCACACCGCGTCTTCGCTGGCCTTCAAGCTGACGGATCCGATTACCGGTTCCGCGATGGTTTGGACGGTTCCCCGTATCTTCTTCAGTGCGGGTAACCCGACGACTTCGGGAGGCAACGACGACGTCATTCTCCCGCTGGAGTTCTCGGGCATTCGGGACTCCACCACCAGCACGTCGATTCAGCTTGACCTTCTGGAGTAGACCAGGGAGGTGATCCGTATCTCATGGGCGGTCCTCTGGACCGCCCATGTTACGGAGGTCGTCCATACCATTGAAAGATTCACGGGCCTACCAGCACGCAAGTCCACCAACTCTGTGCTGCCCCCGTACTCTCCGCGACCTACAAGAGGTCGGGACACTAACGCAACTCATAACAAAAACAGGGAGATGTCACGGTGGACATCACACGCTTTCGTACTGAAGAAGATCTGGAAATCGAAGGAGTCTGGGTAAACCTCGACTCCGCTTCCCGGATCAAGATTGCCCGTCAGGGCAACCCCCGCTATCGCACTCTGTTCCAGAAGAAGCTCGCTCCCTACCGGAGCGCCGTGCGACAGGGAACTCTCGATGAGGAGACTGCCGAGCAGCTCCTCTGCGAGGTGATGGCGGAAACCATTCTACTCGACTGGGAAGGCATCGAGGAGGGCGGCAAGGAAGTCTTGTACTCGAAGAAGGAAGCGGTTCGCTTCCTGAAGACGTACAAGGACTTCAAGGATCTCGTTCAGCAGGTGTCGGATGAGATGGAAGTCTTCCGACAGAGGGAGGATGACGAGGCGGGAAAAACCTCCGAGAGTGCCTCGGATGGCAGCTAGCCTGGGGTGACAAAGAGAACTTCCTTCAGGGTCTCTGGCGTGAGAAAGGGGTCATGCCAGAAGCCCTGAAGAAGAAGCCGACTCTGTTTCCTGATCTGGCTCCTGTATACGAGGCCTTCTGGTTGCTGCGACAGAGCTGCGCTGGAAGTGGGTTCGGGCCGAACCCCATCTCTCTGACTGAAATGACGGCTTACCTTTCGAATCAGCCTGGTCTGACGGTTGATGAATATGAACGAATGACAAAGCTGATCAAGGTGCTCGACATGGAGTACTTGGGTATTTCGACGAACAAGATTGAGAGAGACAGGAAGATGAGGGAGCAGAAAGCTGCGGCGTCGTCCCGAGGTAGAGGACGTGGACGCAGGGGATAGGGTGTAAGTCTTGGCAATAGATTTGCAATCGGGCGTCGATATTAGAATCAGCACTGCGCGAGCCGCGCAGGGTGCGCGCCGTCTTGCGGGCCTATTCCAGACCATCAAGAAGGAGACCGGAGAGGTCCAGACCAGTCTGAAGGCTCTTCAGACTGAGCTTGACAAGATCGCCAACGCAACCCCGACAGCGCGTCTCGCCACCCAGCTTGGTAAGATCAACGCCCAACTGAATCAGATGGTGAGGTTGTCTACCCAGGCCGCGCGGAACATGGCGAAGTTGAGGGTGACACCGGCGATCTCCCCCGCCGCCCAGATCGCACCCACAGCGTCTGCGTCCACCTCAAACGCGAAGCGTGTCAACGAGGAGGCTGTGGCGTTTGACCGTCTCCGCAAGGCTGCGGCAGCGAACGCGAAGCAGATCCAGTTCAATAACACGATCACGGGCAAGTTCGTCAACACCCTGAAGAGGGTCAGGAACTCTACGCCCTTCAAGGCTATCACAGCGGGGGCCAAGGGGGCAGCGGCGTCCATTGACGCCATGAACGCTCGCTTCCTGCGAGCGCAGCGTAACATGCGTTCTGGCGGGCGTGGGATCGTTGCCACCTTCGACAAGATCCGTCTGTCGGCGTTCCGTGTGCAGGGCATCCTCGCAGTGTTTGGTATTGGGTTTGGTATCGGAGCCCTGGTAAACACTATCAAGGACTTCGAGCAGTCGATGTCTGCGGTGGCGGCTATTACCATTACGGGCAAGAACAACCTGTTCAGTTTGGCTGATGCTACAGCGGGCGCGAACATTGCTTTCGACGCTCTACGAGAGACGGCCCGGGAGTTGGGTCGCGAGACCATCTTCACGGCGTCCCAGTCCGCGGACGCCATGCGTCTGCTGGCGCAGGCTGGCTTCGAGGCCAACGAAGTAATCGCGGCCATCCCCGGTACCCTGGACCTTGCAGTCTCCGGCGCGACCGACCTCAGCACGGCAGCGAATCTCGTGGCCTCTACGGTCCGGGCTTTTGGTCTGTCCGCTGGTGAGGCAGGCCGCGTCGCAGACGTCTTCGCCACAGTTGTAACCCGGTCGAACACCAACGTGACTTCGCTCGGTGAAGCCCTCAAGTTCGTGGCGCCCGCAGCTAAGGCCGCCGGCGTGAGCCTGGAGAGCACGGCTGCCGCAATCGGCATCCTCGCAGACGCAGGCATCAAGGGAACCCTGGCAGGTACTGCGCTCCGCCGATTCATCTCCGGCTTGGTGCGCGTCACTCCCCAGGCGACTGAGGTGTTGAATCGGCTCGGGCTATCCCTGGCGGACATCAACCCACGCGTCAACTCTCTGGCCACCATCTTCCAGAAGTTCGCGGATAAGGGTCTGGGTGTCGCTGACGCTTTCCGCCTCTTCGACCTGCGTGGTGGCCCGGCTGTCATCGTTCTCACGTCCATGATCGATAGGTTCATCGAGCTGGAGCGGGCGGCGAACGATGCAGAGGGAACTGCTGCCGCCATGGCGAACGTCATGCGCGACAACCTTGCTGGAGATCTGAAGATCCTCCTGTCGGTGGTTCAGGACGCCATCCTGGAGATGGGAGAGAACGGCCTGAACGGCACCCTTCGCAGTCTGGTGCAGGGCATGACGGACCTTGTTCGTGTCATGTCCGGGGTTCGAGGTCCCTTCTCGGACGCTGCCGAGCGAGTCGGCTTCCTCGATGAGGCTATCAAGGCTCTGGTTATCTCTCTCGCCACCTTCTTCGCCATCACTACGGTGGGTCGTATCACCGGCATCACGGCAGCGTTCACGAAGCTGGGCGGTGTTATTGCTGGGGCTGGAGGTTTGACTGGCCTCTTCAATAAGTTGATCGGACGTGTGGGAGTCTTCGCTTCTCTGTCTCTGACACTAGCTAGGACGGCGGGCGGAGGGTTCAAAGGTATTCTGTCCATTACTCGCTCCTTGGGCACAGGGATGAAGAGTTTGATTCTAGCGGTGGGGCGCTTCGGAGGTGGCTGGGGCAAGGCAGCGGTAGCCATCATCGCGGTTGGTGCGGGGATATTCTCTATCCTCCAGAAGCAGTCTGAAATCTCGGAGCAGGCGGAGAGGACCGAGGCTCTTCTAGACAAGAACGCTCAGATCATCGAAGCCATCGTGAACGCGAAGTCCGAGCTGGAAGCCCTTCAGGGTTTGGCGGGACTTCAGAAGAGCCTCGATTCTCTCGCTAAGGAGGCTACGGAAGTCGGTCTCGCGTTTGGAAAGCTTCGCGGTGAGATCGAGCGTCTGGAGAGTGATTCAGCTAATCTTACTTTCGGTGAGCTTCTCGAAGCCTCGTTGCTGATCTCGAAGGATACCTTGGAGTTCGTGGTTGATCTCTTCGACAAGCTGAATGTAAGCTTGAAGCAATCAGCGATCTTCATTGGGAGGCTGCTAGGGTTTGGAATTCTTATAGACATCGCGACCG